NAAACAGTTATTACCGGCTGGATATCGATGCTGTAACTGGATCTCCGGCCGACTTGATAGTCCAGCTAAGGTTCTTCGCCAAGACGGACAACAAGGTGGTCTGATGGCTCTGACGATCAACAACTTCGTGGGATGGGAGACCGGCGGTCTGGAGGAGATCGATGGGGACTCTCCGGGCACGAAGGCGTCCGTGGGAATGGCGAGTCCTGCCCCCAAGAGCGGAACGTATCGATTGCAGATAGCTACCGGTCCGGGCAGCTTGTCGAGCCTCCACATGTTCCAGCCGGGCAGCGGCGACGCCGGCAACGATTACGTATGTGGGTTCTGGTTCCAGGCGGCGGACGTAACGGCATATCAACAAATATGGGCATCGAGGGGTGACACCGCTGGTTTCGGCCTTGACATTTCGATATTCGTGAATGGCAGCGGCATACTCGAATTAGCAGACACGAACGGAGCAGTAGTCGGCACCGGGTCTACGTCACTGTCAAACGATACGTGGCATTGCATCGAGATATACTGGCAACACTCCAACACCGGCAACGCCGAAGTATTCTTGGATGGCGTCCAAGAAATATCCGTTACCAGCAAAGATTTCATCGCCGACGATTCCAACGCCATCGACGAGGTATGCTGGGGGGATCCGGCAGGACTGATTGAGCCGGTCTACTATGACGGCATCTACGTAATGTCGGGAGCGTCCTCGGCAGCGGACCGACTGGGTGAGTTCGAGGTACTCGGCCCGTACCAAAACACGGTCGAGGACGCCACCGATGTCGGGGACGCGCTGAACGTCGGTACTTGGGCCGACGTGGGTGAGACGCCTCTCAACGAGACCAATACCGCATCCTATACCGGCACGCCGCTGTCGGGCGGCACCACCTGCGACGAAGGGGCGAGAGCAGGGCCTAGCGGTGATCCGGACGTAGATGGGGACGACAACATCAAGGCTGCGAAGTGGATCTTCAGGGTGAAGCGGGGAACGGGAGCCGAATCGACGCACGAAATCCGGATCGGCAACGACGGGGATGGTATGACCAATTTCGGTGTGACCCTGACGGCGGACTTCGCCGATTACTTTCGCATCTCGGAAGCAGCCAGCATCGTGCCACTCTCTACCGAGCACGTCCAGCACGGATTGGCTGTGGATGGGGCGCAGGACCTAATCTGTGCCGAGATCTGGTCGACGATCTTGCACGTGCCTTCTTTGGATGACGAAGAAGGCGCATACAATGTAATAATTTAGGGAATGTGATGCCATTCACCGAATACACGAGGACGGTAATGCTGTTCGTGACGGCCGACGATCGAGATGCGGCCAATGCCGACGCTGAGCTGATCGATCCGGACACCGGTGGGGAGTTTACGTTCTCGATCCCGCTGTCGCCCAGCGGCGAAGATCCGGCCACGTACTACGGATGTAGTACAGTAATCAAGCCAGCAACATTATTGCAAGTCGAAGCTTTGCGGCAATCCAAATATCCGACAGGTTCAATCTATCGTGGTCAAAACGAATACGACAATGAACCCGATATTGACCGGTATACATGGGAGGAAGTCCTGACCGATATGGGACTCCAAGTGATCGAAGAGGATATCTGATGGCGATCACGATTGGATACCGAATTGATCGAGCTAAAGGATTGTTCTTCGAAACAGAGAAGGTGCGAAAGAGCGTTGACAAAGCTACCCGAAAAGTACTCTCAAAGATCGGTGCTTTTGTTCGGAGAACTGCACGATCAAGTATTCGTAAGCGAAAGAAAATTTCGGAAATTGAAAGTCCTCCGAGTGGTCACACAGGAGCATTGAAACGATCAATTTTCTTTGTTTATAATCCATCGAAACATTCAGTAATCATAGGTCCAACTGAATTGAACAAGGGTACTGATGCTCCGCGATTACTGGAGGCTGGTGGAAGGGTTGCTCGGCGAAGACGAGGACAACGAATAATAGCGACGTATAAGGCTCGTCCATTCATGGGGCCGGCATGGGAAAAGGAACAACCGAAACTACCTGCCATGTGGCGGGATTCTGTGCGTTAAAGGAGAAGACCAATGGCAGCAGTACTTGGAATGTTTGGAAAGCTCTATCGCAATACAGGTACGTGGGCTGTACCTATTTGGGATGAAGTCGAGAATGTTACGAACGTAACATTGAATCTCGAAAAATCCGAAGCCGACGTTACGACTCGAAAAAACGATGGCTGGCGGGCGATGATCGGAGCCTTGAAGGAGGGTTCGGTCGATTTCGAGATGATCTGGGATACTTCGGATGATGATTTTCAGGCAATCATCGATTCTTGGCTCAATGACACGGTCATTGACGTTGCTGTCATGGATGGCGACATTACAACGACAGGTTCGGAGGGATTGCGGGCGGAGATGTCAGTTATCACGGTGACTCGCCAAGAGCCTCTCGAAGAGGCCATGAAAGCTGTCGTGAACATCAAGCCGACGTATTCGGACAACGCTCCGGAGTGGATGGTGATTACGTAATCTAAAAGGTGCAAGATGCACAAGTTCAACGACAATCGGAATCGAGAATGGAATCTTGCGATCAACATCGACGCGATCAAACGTGTGCGTGATAAGGTTGACGTTGATTTGCTCGACATGGAAAACGGCCGGGTCTTCGAGCGGCTGATCGATGATCCCGTTACGTTATGCAATGTGATCTTCGTTTTGATCCTGCCAGAGGCCGAGAAGAAAAGCATCACCGACGAAGACTTTGGCCGATCAATGGCTGGCGATGCAATCGAACATGCAACGACTGCCCTTTTGGAGGAGTTGGTGGATTTTTTCCCCGGCCCAAGGCGGGCCACCCTAAAGAAAGCTCTAGGGAAACTCCAGAAAGTACAGAGCTTGATGATCGAGATAGTGGACAAACAACTAGACGATCCACGGATCGAAGAGAAGATGACCCAATTGGTGCAATCGACCCTTGGGAAACCATTTACCGATTTGCTGGAATCGTCGGAATCAACCCCGGACCCCTGACTCTTCGTGAGCTTGATTGGATGGTTGAGGGTAGACAACGTGATCAATGGTTACATACGTCCAAGATTTACATGCTTTTGGCTAATGAGTATCGTGACGAAAAGGAACGGAAGCAGCCTTATGAATTTCACGAAATCTATCCGTTCCCATTACCAAAACAGGAAAAGCCAAAGCCCCCAATGGTTCCGATAACGGCTCTGAAAACATTTTTGCGAAAGAAATGATATGGCTTTTGCAACAGCAGTAAAAGCTGGTCGAGCATTCGTTGAAATCTTTGCTGATGATTCTCGACTTGTGAGGGGACTTCGTCGAGCACAAGCTCGGCTTCGTGCTTTTGCTATTGGTGCCCAAAATATTGGCCGTCGTCTTTTAGCCCCTGCTATTGCTGGCGGTGTTCTATTCGGATTGACTGCCAAGCTGTTTGCAAATTTTTCCGATCAAATGCTAAAGGTCAAGGCGATCTCCGGAGCTACCACTGAAGAATTCAAGCTTCTGACCGATCAAGCCAAAGAACTCGGACGTACAACTTCCTTTACGGCTTCGCAAGTCGCTTCTGCTATGGTAGAACTCTCCAGAGCTGGTTTCAGGCCAAACCAGATCCTCGCAACTACTGACTCTGTTTTGGATTTGGCACGAGCTACGGATACGGAACTTGCAAAAGCTACCGAAATCGCGGTGAACACGCTTAAGCAATTTGAGTTAGGTGTTGATCAATCAACACGGGTAGCTGATGTTTTGACTATGACAGTCAATAGTTCGACACAAGTATTGGAAGATCTCGCCGAAGCTTTGAAGATGGCAGCCCCATTTGCTGTCGAGGCTGGAGAGTCAATGGAGGATACGGCGACTGCTATTGGTATTATGGCAGATAATGGCATTAAAGGCACTATGGCAGGTACAGCATTGGCGAGGGCATATAAGAATCTTTCCGATGAAGCCAAACGAGCAAGATTATCTGAGATGTTTGGAATAGATATCGGAGTAGAAGGCAATTTTAGAAAGATGTCTGATATACTTGGGGATATTGCTGACAAGACCAAAGATGTTGGCAATGTAGCCAGGCTGGCTGCATTTGAAGAATTATTCGGTCGAGGTGCTGCCGCTGCTATAAAGCTAGGAAAAGCGGGTGCTAAATTTGATGATATGAGTGATAAGATCAAAAATAGCGGCGGTGCCGCAAAAGAAGCGGCCAAAGTAATGGACGAAGGACTTGGTGGTGCTTTTCGCAGAATGCTCTCGGCATTAGAGGGCGTAGCTCTTGCTATAGCCGACGCTTTCGAGAAGCCACTCAAAAAGGCTGCGAAGTTCATTACGCAAGTGTCTGGTAACATTACAGAATGGATCGCCGAGAATAAAAAACTCGTGACTATATTGATATTTATTCCGCCAGCATTAATGGCCATCAGCCTCGGTCTAATCACATTCGGCCTTTCCGCTCAAGGTGCCGCTGCTTTGGTTGGTATCTTGATCGGAACTCTTGTTGCATTGAAAGTGGCGTTGCTTTTGTTGGTTTCTCCGATCGGCATAGTAGGAGCTGTAGCTGTTGGTGTAGCGATAAAGATCGGTGCGATTGGAAAAGCTTCGGATGCCCTTCGTAATAAATTTGGTTTTCTGAAAGAGGATGCCCTGAAAGCCTTTGATGGTATCAAGGCTGCATTGGCTGCTGGCGACATAAAACAAGCCATGAAAATTATGGGCCTCACACTTAAAGTCGAATGGCAGCGTGCTATCAGCTTTTTTACCGAGGAATGGCAAGAATGGAAAGAATTCTTTCTTCTGGTTGTTAATGAAATCGCTACATCTCTTGCAAATAAATTTATTACTGCTTTTGCAGACATAAGAAAAGGTTGGGTAGTGATGGTGAATTTCTTTGCTTCGTCAATGGATAAATTTGTTACAAAATCCAAAGGAATTTGGGAAAGATATAAAAGCAACGTAGCTAAAGGTTTTTTGGTAGTGGCTAAATCATTTGGTTATGATCCTGAAATCGCACTAAATGCAATAAAAATAATCAATGCAAATTTAGCAAATTTTGAAACGGAAGAGGCTCGTAGATTAAGAGAAAGGCTTGAAGCTGCTGATAGAGAGGCCGATGAAAAAATAAAAAATATCAATGCTGTAAAAGATGCTCAACTTGAAGCTTCGGGCGAAAGGAAAGAAACAGAAGCTGAAAGAATAGCCGGTGAAAAACGAACCGCATTGGAACAAGCAGAAACAAAATTGGCAGCTGTAATCAAGGAATGGAGTGATGCTATCAAAGAAGCTGCACAACGACGGAAAGCTAAAGAAGCTAAAGAAAGGGAGGAAAAAGAACGTAAAGAAAGGGAGGAAAAAGAACGTAAAGAAAGGGAGGAAAAAGAACGTAAAGAAAGGGAACGAAAACAACGTGAGAGAATGGGCGATCTCCGCGAAGCCGCAACTGTTCGAGGCACATTCTCGCCATTTGCCCTTCGGGGTTTGGTCGGGGCTAATGTGGCGACGAGGACAGCAAAAGCGGCGGAGAAGACGGCAACAAACACAGGACTAATAATTGATAAATTTGGGGATTTAGAGAAAACCATTAAATTAGGAACAATGGTTTTTGCTGGTCATTGATCAAAGGGGAAATCATGGCAGAATCGAGAATCGAGACCGATCTTTACGTCAATGGTCACTTGCGATCGCAGACATTTACGCCTCCAGTTGCCTCGATTACGAATGTATCGATAGTAGCTGGAGCTGGCATCGAGGCGAGTAAGCTCCAGCATCAACACGCCTTAGACTACAAACAGGGTGACGGTTCCGATATCGTCGCGGCTATTGTTCCCCTCCACGTGGTTAGAGGAGCCACTGGTCTTGTGATTGATGTTGAGGTCGTCGCCCAAACAGCTCCTACGGGCGGTGATCTGGCTTTCACAGTCGATGTTCAGACGGCCTCTGAGGCATCCCCGTCACCCGTGAGTGTGCTCTCCTCAGTGATCACGGTCGATGCGACAAAAGCGGATTACGAGGTCGTGTCTGGCACGATTAGCAATGCCGATCTCGCTGTTGATGAAACGATCCTCGTCGTGATTGCCGTCTCAGGCTCCACAGGAAGCCAGGGTCAGGGCCTAATCGTTACCATAACTATTCGTGAGGATGCTGACTGATGGCCGTTACGGTCGAGGAGCGATGGGATTCAAGAGACCGAACCGAAGGGGTCGGGGCCGAGAAATCCTCGACCGAATTGCTCTGGGTGATCAATGGTACGACTCTCGACGATGTAGCCCTAACAAATCTTTCCTCCTCGACTCCCACATCGTATTCTGGACTCCCGCTTCTCAATATTTCCGTTGATCGAATCGCTTGGGAAACATGGCTCGGCACGGCCAACTATGGCGATGGAAATGCAGGCTCGACTCCCGAAATTGGTAGTCCTGTTTTCACGTTCGACACGACGGGTGGTACGGAGCACATTTCGCAATCGCTCGATACTACAGCCTATCCTGGCGGTGCTCCCGATTCTAAGGGTGCTATTGGCGATAATGGCGAGACCGTCGAGGGCGTCGACATTACTACGCCAGTCTACAATTTTACAGAAACTCATCTAATTCCCGTTGCTACTGTGACCCCAGCATACAGAGCAATCCTTTTTTGGGCTACAGGGCGAATCAATAACGCTAACTTCAAGGGATTCCATCCGGAAGAGGTTCTTTTCCTTGGAGCTGTTGGAGCGTTGCGAAATGAAGATTATTGGGAGATCAGTTATAACTTTGCCGCATTGCCAAGAGTATTAAATATACAGATCGGCGATATTACAGGCATTGACAAGCAAGGTTGGGACTATGTTGACATTCGACGCGAGAAAATCGAGGACGGCGGATCGCTCGTAAATCCACCATTAGCGGTATATGTACATAAAGTATATCCTGAAGGAGATCTCGGGCTTTTGGGTATTGGTGTATGAGGCATGGCAGACTTAAAGAAAGTCAAGGCGGGCGATCCTCTCAAGATCCCAGCTCCCGATTACAATGCAATGATCGAAGCCGCCAAGGCTCACAGGCGGAATCAGATCAATTTCGAGACCGAAGCCGATCGCATTTCTAACCAGTCAACCGTATTTCCAATTCGTAATAATTCCGGATCTGATCTTGATCGCTTTTCTATTCTGGGAATTGGCGAGCCAGTTTTCGATCCTGAATTCCACTTGAACAGTTTCAAAAACGATATTGCTTTCGATGGTTCGACTCCTGATGACGATCACGTCGGCAAGTTTGCTATTCTCCAAGAGCCGGCCAATGATGGCAAGATCGCTAACGCTTGTTATGGCGGTGTGAGTGTTGTTCGCATCGATATAACAAACAAAAATCATGGTTTCGCTGAAGCCAAAATAGGTGAAACTGGACATCTCGAAAGTGGGTTTGTAGGATCGGCACAGATCCTATGGCCCAAAACGCCAAGCGAAGGCATTACATGGGCAATCGTTCGGCTCGGGGCATCAGGGGCCAGAGAGAATGTATTCTGGGCAGGTATTAGAGATGTACTTGGAGGTGGACCCAGATGGGAATATACTTTTGAAGAGGTAGAATATTCCTACAGCCCTGCACCATCAATTGGTGGAATAGCGCAGCCCGGTTTTGAATGGCGATGGTATCCAATTTTGGAAGAAAAAGGCCCTAGTAAGGAACTTTTTCCTGTTAGATCCGGGACAGCTTTAAATACAGTAGAGATCAATCAAGGGGTCGGATCTTCCTTTGGTAATCCGCTCGGAAATGGCGTTAAAACTCTTTTCTTGAATGGAGATATCCTGTGGCCGGCAGCAGGATGTGCAGGAATATGGGGTGCTCCTGTTGGGCCGCAATTTTCACCACCATATTATCCTGGCATTGGCGGCAATGAACCACCAGAATATAGAGCGGTAGTTCGTATGTATGAACTTGATGAAGGAGATAAACGATATTGGTTCTGGATGAACAACATTGTAACCGTATCAGATCCATTTAGTTGTGCTGAACTTGCCGAGTGTACTACGGGTGATTTCAAGTGTGCGTGTACGACGGGGGATATCTGATATGAATGAAGAGCAACGAAAGAAGATCCGATTTCGTACAATCAAAAGAGCTATTTCGCTTTCGATGGCAATTGCATTCGGAGAACGGGTTCCTTCTAATATTATCAGACAACGGATTCGTATATGTTATCAGTGTGATAAATTACGATACAAAGGAGAATATAATGCAATGCGATGTAATGCTTGCAATTGTCCATTAAACAAAAATAGGCGGCTTGTGAATCTGGCTAATTATAAGGAAACGAAACGATATGGTTGCCATCATCCAAATGGCTCGAAATGGAAAGGTTTATGATGTTCGTGATTCAATCCTATCCACGAAGCGGTACTCATTTATTGAAAACGGCGCTTGATAGTCATTCCAAAATTAAGTGTTATGGCGAATTATGTAATCCAGATTTTCATGATCATCTTGAATCAACTGAACAGATTTTGAATCTTTTACGCCGATCAACTTTGCAGGCTGGATTTTTAGCTCATGCCACAATTGGTACAAAACATCAAACCGATGAAAGGCGGAAAAAGCATGTTGGCTTATGGAAAAATTTGCAGCAAGCCAAAAAAAAAGAGCCCATAATTATTCTAAATATATTCCGGCAAAATTTGTTTGAGCGGTTCATTTCCGAAAGAATTGCTATCATGACCAATAGATGGAATTGCCGAAACGAACATGATATTGTTCGCGTCGCTCCATGGCGAGTCGATCCACAAAAGGCAATTCAAGATTTCAGGCGAACTCTGGATATACGCAATGAAGCCCGCAAAAGATTTCCGCAGGCCCAATGGTTTGCTTATGAGGACTTGGTGAATTCAAAAGCTAAAACTTTAGCTATAATACAAAAAACACTCCAGGTTTCGATAGAAAAACTCAAGCCTAAAACTATTAAAGTTGGCCGCAAAATGAGGGATACGATCAAGAATTATGATGAACTCAAGAGCCATTTCTCTAATACTCGATTCGCGAGGTTCTTCCAGGAATGATTGAATTCGTTCGCAAAAGCCGAACGGTGGGATCGATCGGCAAGGGTCGGCATCGATCAGGCTGGCCTTTCGTCATCGATCACCTATTGAAAGTTGAAAAGGATTTCGGCGTCGTAGTCGATGACTTCGCGGATTATTCATTTTATCCCGAACGCGATATAATTCATGATTATCCATGGGTGGGCATTTTTCATCATCCGTTATATCCACCACAATGGGCAAAGGTAAAATATCTTGGAATGAGTCATCTTTTCGAGACGAGTTTGCCAACGCTTCGGGGCTGTGTTGCGTTCTCTCAATATCTCGCCGATCAATTGCAGAATGAATATGGAATCGAATCGGAAGTATTATATCACCCTACAGAGCTGTCAGTTCCTCAATGGAACCCTGAGGCATTCATAGAGAATCAGAACCGAACGGCTTATCAGATCGGCTATTTCTTGAAGAATACCAGGGCGATCTATCAATTGAATACTTCTAGCGATTGGCGGAAAGTACATGTGTGGCAGCGAGAATATTGGGTAGATGCTTTTCATCAAAGATGCGAACAACGAGAGAAAGAGACCGATCGACGACAATGCGGGCAAACCGAGGTTATTGATCGATTGCCAAATGATCAGTACGACGAAGAACTTTCGAGAAACGTGGTATTCGTCGAACTGATCGATTCATCGGCTAATAACACGATCATCGAATGTATCGCTCGTGGAACTCCAATCATTCTCAACCGCCATCCAGCGGCTGAAGAATACCTGGGGGCCGATTATCCGCTGTTCTACGATCGATTCGAGGATGCCGGCGATCTGTTTGAGGAGGATATGATTTTGGCCGGCCATCGGTATCTGGCAAAACTTGACAAGTCAGAATTGTCGATCGATCAGTTCATTGATCGATTCGTCGAGGTACTTGATCGGACCGAAGAGCCGCCATCGATACCGACGATCATCGACCGATCCGAGACGATCCCGATCGGTATCATTACTCGAAATCGGCCTGTGTATCTTGATGCGACGATCAAAAGCCTGCTGGCTACAGATCTCCCGGCAGATATCGATATCACGATTTTCGATGATCACAGCGATTCTGAAGATGCTCGACGCTTCCTCGGCACGGCCGATCATTTCCGAATCGAACATGAGTGGCCCCAATCACAGGAATGGCTCGACGAGGGGCTTTGTGCTGGTCTCCAGGACGATCCGATCGTCGAGGGGATCGCTGGCCGGCTGAAAGTCCGAACGATCGATCACGAAGCCTCTGTCGGCGTTGGGAGGGCGTCGGCGGCGGCGATTCTGGAAATGTTCGGCCGGCATCCTCGGGCACGAGCGGTGATTCTTCTGCAGGACGACATCGTTTTCCGTTACGATTGGTATCGGTTGATGATCGATCGAATTGGCGAATCGTATCGCCCGGGATGGCATCAGGGGATCGTCTCAGGGTTCCACCTCGATTACCGAGATCGAGACAATCCGAAATGGCCGTGGACGGCACGGATGACAGCCGCACAGTGTATGCTGATTCGTCGGGAGCTATTCACTACGATACGATCTTGGTTAATGCGGCCAGATCATCCTGGGAAGAATTGGGATATGAGGCTTTGCGACAAGGCCTTCGGGGCGAAATATGAATTACATCTTCGATATCCATACGTGGTACAGCATATAGGATACGAAAGTTTGGTTAGGCCTAATGTGATTTCAGAAACACGAATTGGATACGGCTCTAAAGGGCCGTATTGTTTTAGTTCTTTAACAGAGGAGGAAAGCCATCATGGCGATTACCGTCAATCTCACGATCACAGGTTACACGTCTGTACTGCATGACAAGCCCGATCCAACGATCAATCCTGATGTTGATTCGGATGCTGTGATCGCTGGCAAGCGGACACACAAAGACTACGCCACGGACACGAATCCCGTTTTCCTGCGAGAACGATTTCTTGATCTATTGCGGCGAGTTGGCGAGACGATCAATGTGAGTGGAAATAGTGGCAATAAGATCACCAACAACAACCGATCACTGGTACACGCGGCCTGTAAGATCAGTGATCCCGAGTTGGCCTTGACGACGGTTGGAGGCTCGACGCCGAATCAGGGCTATGTAGGCGATCCTCAAGCCCGCTATATTCAGCCTCGCTGGGATGATTGGGAAACTGATATCACGATTTTGCTCGATGATACGATCGTCTCGGCGGCCAAGCTCCGAACGATCATCGAACGGGCAGGATCTTGGTATGGCCTGAGTGAAGGCGATCTTGTTCCGCTCAATTATTATGGGCGATTCGATATTACGGCCTGGGCTGAAGTGGCTCCGAGCTAAGGCCGTTTGATTCGTTGATCGAGGATGAAAACGCCGATCCAGAATACGGCTATGAGAGCGAGCCACGAGGCTATTTCGCCAATTGACATTGTAGCCTCCTGCCGTATTCTGCGATCAGTAGAGCATCCGCAATCGCGTGGGTAACTTTCATATCGGGGAAAAGCCGCTGGGCTTTTCGTTTTGTGATGTTTTTGTCGCCTTTCGTCATGCATCCTAGATTCCGCTGCCAGACTCCAGGGGCAACAAAATCATGGGGTATGCCCGAGGCAATCAGGGCCATTTCGAGACTGCCAGCTCCATACATAAATTTGGCTGTCGAACTGATGCCTTGTTTTGGCATCGGACCGACTTTCTCGATATAAGCGAAAACGCTTCCGTTATGAGTACAGGTCTTCTCGAGATTGTTTATTATATCCCAAACGTCCCGAGGCGTTTCGGGCATCTTGATTGCTCGGCTCGTAAGCCCCTCGGGTAGCCAAGCAATGCCGCCACTTTTGCCAGGATCGATTCCGATGATCGTCATGCTGTTTGGTCCCGTTTGCTACGTTTACGAAACTCTTTACTCTGCGAATCGATCAGCCAATCTCGGCCGAGTTTTCGAGCCCTGAGTCTGCCATCTCGGCAGAGTTGCCGAATTCGGCCGATAGTGAGATGCAAAGTTCCGGCCGCCTCGATCGACGTAATCCACTTTTCCATGATTCCTCCAATTCGATCATTATAGAAAATCCCTCCCCTGACGGCAGGGGAGGGGCGAACGACGCTGTTACCAAATTTCTCGGACGCCAAGATATTCTTCGCGGATCAGATTGTCGAGAGTTTGCTCCTCAATAATCGATACGTCGAGTTCGACAATCTCGGCATCGAGAGCCAAGATGCATCCGAGCGAATCGAGCAAATCACGTAGCTCAATTTCGGATTCGATCGGCTTAAGTTCCAGTTCGGGTTCGGATTCCACTATTATCGCCCTCCGTTCGTTTTTCATTTTTCAGCCTTTCCATTCCCCCGCCCCGGGCTCGAACCGGCGAACGTGGCCAATGCCAGCGGGGAACCCGACGATGGATCCGACCGCCGTCGGTCAGATTTTTCCAGCCGCGTCGTATCTTTCTTCGATTTCGCACGCTACTTCCAGACTGATCGTTGTCAATTGATCCCATTCCTCATCGGAGAAGTTATCGAAGGCCCCCAAGCCATGGCCCTTGCGAGCAAAGATGTTCGCTCCGTTCCAACCATGATAAAAAGCCCGCTGGCCGGCACTTGGCTCAATTTTGAGGTCGGGCATCAGCGATTTGATTCGGTCAGAAACCGTATCGAACCACTGGTTAGAAGCGGACTCGGGATCGGCAAACTCCAGTCCGAGGCCGCCCATCAGGTGGTTGACCACCCATTCGTCATTGCTGCACAGCTCGATCGTTCTCATCGTCAGTCCTCCGTTCGTATTACTCATTACAACACCCTTTTGGCATCAGTCATCGTTCTCGACTATGCACTCCACCTTGCCAGTTTCATCTCTTTTCCTCTCTTCATTTCCTTCCTTTCAAAAAAACATCCCAAAAACAAACAAATCCAAAGGATGGCCGGGATTCAAACCCGGCCGGCGGGATACCATATCATTCTAGTTGGCGAACTACTTTACGGAGGGCACGCAGTCTAAATCGTGCCCAAATTCCCAGACTGCCGTTTTGGCTGATTTCGCATCCGTTTCAACAACACGATAGCCTCCGCTTGATCCCCCATATGGGCGCATGTTCTTTTGGAATTCCTGAGTCATTTTTCGTGCACATTTGAGTGCCGCTTCTTTTTCGCAATAAGTACGGATTGCCCGTACGGTTTGGCCGCTCCCGTATCGGCCCTGGCTCGGTACGATTGCAAATCTACTCATCGAAAAACCCTTTCGAAAAAACGTCCCAAAAACAAACAAAGGTTCTGCCTCATCAGCGTCGGGTGAACAATCCCGACGGACGCCCCGAAGGGCGTTTCGGCCGATCAGAGTTCCTTGTCATGTTCGATCTCGCCGGCCAGAATCGCTTGGGCCAGCTTGCGGTATGGCTTCAGACTCCGCTTACGATTCCGCGCGATGTGGGCCACGGTCTCGGGGCCGGCTACTCTACTGAGCGGCTTGTCCTGCCGGCTGCAATTGCAGGCCCGACAGCAGGTATAGAGATTGCTCTCATTGTTGCTCCCACTGCTCGATTTCGTGATCACATGGTCGAGGGTGATATCGGTCGGGGCGGCCCCGTGCAGATCCCTCAAGCAGAGTAGACAGGTGAACCGATCTCGCAGGTAGATCGCTAATCTTTTGTCCGTCCGAATCCACTGGCCGGTCGGCTGATGGTTGCTGCGAGCGTGTTTTTTGGTTGTCGTTTTCATTTTGCTTTCTCTCAGTCTCATTGTTGTTGTATTGCTCATACTCATATATTACCGCTAGAGGTAACCCATGTCAACCCCTAGCGGTAATCATTTCGCTCCACGGTTCAATTTTCATCGAGAATTCCCGTATAAAATACTCGAAAATAATTTCTGGATTTCGTCAAAATTCTTTTGCTAGCGATAATTGCGTTACGGTTTTCTGGCGATTTGCGTTGTAAGGTGATACAGAATCGCGACTTATACCAATAGGCAAATTCCACTTGCCGATCGTGGATCGATCAATACAAATACAATCACGATCGACAGGCCGGCGGCAAGAAGCCATGAAGTCCGGCTCGCAGCTGGTAACGGTTGCTGATTGAAGGAAGAGCGATAAACCGGCAAACAAAGGGCGAGAGGCGACAGTTCTCGAAGTCCCATTCTACACACAATCTGACTATCCCTCGGCCCCAACGGTGGGCAGGATGTCGACCAGCAGGGCCGAGGGAACGGACGAGCCCTGGAGGGCGGCGTAGCGTGGACATCGCCCTCTACGTTGGGACTCCCGTCCCTCCAGGGCATGGAGATGGTATGGACGAATCATTGACGGAAAAAATTGGATCCAAAACGGATCTCAGGAGAGCGGATCTCGCGGGAGCGGATCTCGCGGGAGCGAATCTCAGGAAAGCGGATCTCAGGAGAGCGGATCTCAGGGGAGCAGATCTCGCAAGAGCGAATCTTAGGGGAGCGAGTTTCTGGGGAGCAAATCTTTCAAAAACATCATTTTGCAATGCAATTATTGATGGAATGAAATTGAGTCCTAAAGATATAGGTGGTCCCGGATGGATTTTGTATGCCCTTACTGATCACGAGGCAAAAATGATCGAGGAAATAAGAAATGCAAATCATAACAAATAGCTCGGCGGCCACATTCCAGGCATGCCCGCGGCGATACCAATTCCGCTACGAGTGTGGTGTGCGGCGTGCACGTGATTCTCAGCCGCTTCGGATGGGATCGATGATTCATATGGCCTTGGATTCGATCGCTCAGCATGGATCATTACTGGAAGTGTATGCAGAAATTCTGACCAATTACGAGAAATTGATTCGTTTGGCAGCTGATGAGAATCAGGTCAATGATTATCATGTAGAGGCCGAGACATGTTTTCGACTCATTCAAGGTTATATCAAAAAATGGGTTAACGATGGTTTAATAATTGTGAAATCCGAAGTAGCATTCGAGCGGAAACTCGAAAATCCTTTGAGTGATCATAAAAGAGCTGGAAGTCGAACTTTTCGACATGCAGGCGTGATCGACAAAATTATTGTATTTGGTGACCGAATGGCAATTATGGAGCACAAAACTACAAGCTCGGATATTGGACCAAATTCTGAGTATTGGAGCCATCTTCGCATTGATCATCAGATTACGGGTTATTTATTAGGTGCTCAATCGCTAAATTATGACGTCGAAACAGTATTATATGACGTGATTCGTAAGCCCAGCATTAAACCTAAAAAATTAGTAAAGAAAGATTTGGTTGAATGGCAAAAGAATGACCGATATTATGGTGAAGAGATCGAATATGATCCGATGATTGATCGCGAAACGGCAAGACTTTTTGGGGCTCGATTGATCGATACAATTCAATCTGATTCCGAACGATATTACCAGCGACAGGAGATCCCTCGACTTTCCCAAGACTATCATGATTATTCGCTTGAAATGCTTCAAATCAGTCAACAAATTCGTCAATGTCAACGATATGGCCGATGGTATCGGAATTCTCGAGCCTGTCTTCAGCCATTCCGCTGCGAATACGCTGATCTGTGTTTCGGGGGATTGTCTCCTGAATCATGTGTTGATTTTCCTCCTAACGGCTTCCACATTGTCGAAGACAAACATCCCGAACTAGGAAGGGCCAAGCATGGCAAAAGCAATGGGACCACCCAAAATGGAGCAGAGAGCCGCTCGGCCGAAATCGGCGCCGATACCCGATCCGAAACCGTTCTCTTCTGATTTCGAAATAACGTCGGGGATCGCCCGAAAGTCACACAAGATTGTGATCTATGGGCCCGGAGGGGTGGGGAAAACGACCCTCGCTCACCTGATCGGCACGCAGGTAAAAAATCCGCTGATTCTCGATCTTGAATCTGGCTCTCTCGATTTGGACGCCGAGCGGATATCGGATATTTCGTCTTGGGAGGCTCTCAGGGCGGCCGTACAAGCCAAGGATCTTTGGCAGGATCGCGGGGCCTTGATTCTCGATTCGGCCACTACGGCCGAAGAGATGGCGATTAAATGGGTAATCAATAATGTTCCTCATGAAAAGGGATTTGAAGTAAAGAGTATTGATGATTATGGTTGGGGGCAGGGTTACGGCTATTTATATGATCAATTCCTTTTATTACTTGCTGATCTCGATCGGCACATTGAAAATGGCCGACATATTATTTTGATTGCTCATGATTCAATTGCTAATGTTCCAAATCCTGCTGGTATAGACTGGATACGGTACGAGCCTCGACTCTATAGTCCATCGAGCGGTAAGAGCAGTCGAAATTCTGTTCGTTTACGAATTAAGGAATGGTGTGATCATCTCCTGTTTCTCGGCTGGGATGTTACTGTAGACAAATCTGGTCGAGCTATAGGTGGAGGAACGCGGACAATTCATCCGCTCGAATTGCCGATACAAATGGCCAAATCACGTACGCTCAGCGAGCCGATTCCGTTTCAGAACTCCGAAGATTCAACACTCTGGGAAACTCTTTTGCGAAAGGACTGACATGCCTCAACTCAATCAAACTGGCGATTACATCGCTATGATCGATGACTACTCGATCCGTGAATACGATTCTGGATCGGTAGCAATCGCAATGCGGTTCGTGATCTATAAAGAATGGGTCAAGGCCAAGGATGGTTTTGGTTGGCAGGATCGTGAGAATGGAGAGCATATTGACGGCTACTCATTTATCGTTAAAACCGATGGCACGATCAATAATGTCGCCCAACAGGCCTTGATGACTGCAACTGGCTGGGATGGCCAAATCGAATCTGTAATTGATAAAAGATGGAAACCATGGCCATGCAGGATTACTGTCGAGGAAGATTTCTACGAAGGCAAGCGATCATACAAAGTTAATTGGATCAATCATGCTGATACTGAGCCTGGAGGATTCAAGCAACTTGATGATGAATCTGCTAAGTCTCTCAAAGCTCGACATTCATCACAACTCAGGGCCTCCGCTGCTGCGATCCAAAAGGATATGGCGGCATCGATACCGAACGATCAACTGAATCCCGCTCCTGTTGAGGCTCCTCCGCAATCGCCGGCTCCTGATGAAGTTCCGTTTTGAGGATCAGCCATGAAATGCCCGCGTTGCGATGGTAGCGGCTCGGTTGAGTGCCCTGAGTGTGATGATGTCGGGCAAATTGATTGCCCCGAAGAATGCAGTTGTGATGACGAATGTGAAACTTGCTTTGGGTCTGGTGGCATTGATTGTGACGAGTGTGGTGGTAGCGGCCATTTGATCTGCAATACATGCAACGGAACGGGGGAGACGAGATGAGCATCGATAAAGCATTGAGTGAGCACAAAGAGATCATAAATTTGTGGAAGAGCGTAAAGGCGGCACACCTGAATCATGATAAACTCGAAGAGCGTATTGTCACCATTGCCAATAATGTAGTGCCGTTACATGCTGCACAAAGGCTCGAAAACCGAATCGAATCTCTCGAAAAGCGATTACCAGCAGAGGAGGTATTGTTATCGGATTCGGTGCGGTCTTGGTCGCCAGAACCTCAAGAGGAACCAGAGGAATCCCCTGCAGAGATAGCAGCAGGCGTGGATTGGATTGCTGATATAGAAAGTTATTCGCGGAAAGAAGAACGTATGCACATGTTCCGTGAAGGCGTTAAATATTTAGAAAAAGTATTGATGTCAGAATTCACGCATATGCATATGCTGAGTTATGGTGAGGGTCATATCAGAAGGAAAATCCAGGAAGCTAGCGAGCGGTGCCAAAAATGAAATGCTGTGATTGTGATAACTGGTTTGATATCCCTTCCTGTAGGGAAGATTCCGATATCTACAATATGTGTCTTATAAAATCTAATGAAGAACTTAAGTCTCTCGGGGTTCCTGTGAAATATGCTATGCATCATTTAATTTTTACAAAGCATGATCACTATTGTACCGATTTTGAGAACAAAGCGAAGAAAGGAAAATTCAAAATGAATTGTTGCGGCAAAGAACGTGTGAGTATGGACACTAACAATGAATGAATCAGACAGAATCAGAAATCATCATCACTTTCTGGCATGGAGGCTATCAATGGCCATGGATTGGATCAAAATGCGTTGCGATTTACGAGAAGATCCTGCCGTCATTGGAATTGCGGCTGATTTGGAGATCGAGGAAGACATCGTGGTTGGGAAACTCCATCGGATCTGGTCATGGGCAAATCGGCAAACTACCGATGGTCACGCAACGAGCGTGACGAAAACGTGGCTTGACCGTTACGTTGGCATCACGGGCTTTGCAGACGCAATGTTAAAAGTCGGCTGGCTCGAAATCGTGAATGATGGGATTTGCTTTCCAAAATTCAATATCCACAACAGCGAATCCGCAAAACAACGGGCATTATCAGCGAAAAGATCAGCAAAATATCGTGCAAAGCCCGTCACGCAAACGTCACGCAACGAACGTGACGAATCTGTGACCAGAGTAGATAAGATAAGAGAAGATAAGAGAAGAAAAGAGAAGAACCCCCCCAGC